ATTGAGAGAATTAAAATTTATAATGAAGAAAACTTTGATTATGATATAGTCAACATACCACTTAAAAAATGATGGGAGACGAATTTTACGCAATACTTAAGTTAGTTTCAGGAGAAGAAATCTTCTCACTCATTGTCGTAGATAACGATACTGATAATGATTCTATAATAGTTCTTCAAAACCCTGTTCTAATGTGGTCAGTTCCCACTCCTAATGGAACTTTTATTAAAGTTAAACCTTGGATGGAATTACCAAATGAAGATATTTTTATGATAAGACTTGATAAAGTTATTACTATGACTGAATCTAACGATCAAAAATTAATTAAAATGTATAATCATTATATTAATGATGAAACTTCTGAATATGATATAAACGGTCTGATTAAACCAAATTCTGAAATGGGTTATATTTCATCTGTTTCAGATGCTCGTAAGAAATTAGAAAAAGCTTTTAAACTTAATAAAGAGACTTAGCTATCTTATATCCCTTCGAACCCTTACAGAGTTATTGTACATACATTTACACCACTTGTCAAGTACTCAAAATATGTTATAATATTATTATGAAAAAGATAAAAACATTATGCCTAGAAAAAAGTCAGAACACTATGTAAATAATAAGGAGTTACTGCAGGCTATAACTGTTTATCGAGGAAAGGCATTACTTGCAAAGGCAGAATATTTTAAGAAGTATGGACAAGATCCACCCAAGTCAGGACCGTGGGAGGGTAAACCCCCCATCTCAAACTATCTTGGTTCTTGTTTTTTAAAGATTGCTACACACTTGTCGTATAAACCGAACTTTGTTAATTATATGTTTAGGGAGGATATGATCTCTGATGGAATCGAAAATTGCGTTCAGTATATACATAACTTTGATCCTGAGAAATCCAAGAATCCTTTTGCTTACTTTACGCAGGTTATACATTATGCGTTTCTCAGAAGAATACAGAAAGAAAAGAAGCAATTAGATATTAAGACAAAGATTATTGAAAGAAGTGGATTTGATGAAGTTATGATGGTTGATGAGAATTCAATGGCAGGAAATAGTTCTGATTATAATACAATTAAAGATAATATTCAGTATCGTAATAATAATCGATGAAAGTTGCCATAATCACAGATACTCATTACGGTGCACGTAAGGGGTCTACACATCTTCATGACTATTTTAAGTTATTTTATGATAACGTATTTTTTCCAACCTTAGAAAAGGAAGGAATAGATACTGTTATTCATATGGGTGACATATTTGATAGTCGTAAGTCCATAGACTATCAGAGTTTAGAGTGGTCAAAGAAAGTCGTTTTTGATCCATTAAGAAAGTATAAGGTATATGCTATTACAGGAAATCATGATTGTTACTATAAAAACACAAATTATGTAAACTCACCAGAACTTTTATTAAACGACTACTCAAACATATCAACATTTTCAAAACCAACTGAAATAAATGTAGATGGTTTAGATATTCTTCTACTACCTTGGATTAATTCTGAGAACTATGATGAATCGATATACAAGATTAATAAGAGTAAGAGTAAGGTTGCAATGGGTCACCTTGAGTTAAATGGATTCAGAGCTACTCGTGGACATATGATGGAAACTGGAATGGATATTGATATTTTTAATAAGTTTGATGTTGTTTATTCTGGACATTTTCATACACGTTCTACTGATGGAAAAATACATTATTTGGGAAATCCATATGAGATGTATTGGAATGATGTAAACGATACAAGGGGATTTACTATCTTTGATACGGATACCCTTACTCATACTCCAGTTAACAATCCTTATAAATTATTTTATAACGTATATTATGAAGATACTAATTATAAATTATATAATGCAACTCAATTAAAAAACAAAATTGTAAAATTAATTGTTCGTAAAAAATCTGATCCTAAGAAATTTGAAAAATTTATAGATAAACTTTATTCTTCTGGTATACAAGACTTAAAAATTATTGAAAACTTTGTATTAGAGGAAAGTGAAACTTTTGAGATAGAAGAGGAAGAGAGTACAATCTCAATACTCAATCGTTATATTGATGAATCTGACATTGAGTTTGATAAAAGTATAATTAAAAATATTTTCCAAAATCTTTATCGACAAGCGTGCGAGGTAGAGTAATGTTTCTTCTTACACTTAAAAATAAAAGAGAGGAGGGAGTGTATGCTGTAGATGATCAGTATGGAAATCTTGTTTTATTTTTATTTGAGGAAGAGGACGATGCCACAAGATATGCTATGATGTTAGAGGAGGATGAAGAAAAAGAAATGGTTGTTGTTGAAATTGATGATGACCTTGCATTAAAAACATGTAAAATGAACAATTACAAATATGCAGTAATTACACCTGATGATATTATTATTCCACCTAAAAAATGATAATTTTTAAAACTATAAAATGGAAAAACTTTCTTTCGACTGGTGACCATTGGAATGAAATTAATTTTCTAGAAAAAAATACAAATTTAATAATTGGTACAAATGGATCTGGTAAATCCACAATGTTGGATGCATTGACTTTTGCTTTGTTTAATAAACCTTTTCGTAAGATAAACAAATCACAGTTGATGAATAGTGTAAATGAGAGAGATTGTCTTGTTGAATTGGATTTTTCTGTGAACAATAGGGATTACATTGTTCGTAGAGGAATGAAACCAAATATATTTGACATTGAAGTTAATGGTAACTTAATGCATCGACAAGCAGATGATAGATCAAATCAAAAAATATTAGAAGAAAATATACTTAAGGTAAATTATAAGTCATTTACACAGATAGTTATATTAGGTAGTAGTACATTTGTCCCATTCATGCAATTAAATGGTACGAATCGTAGAGAAGTCATTGAGGATTTATTAGATATACGTATTTTTTCTGCGATGAATCACTTAATTAAGGAGCAGATTAGGGAAAAAAGAGAAAAAGTTAGATCCTTAGATCTTAAGAAAGAAAATCTTAAGGATAAAATGACCATGCAAAAGAATTTTATCAAAGAATTAGAGGATAGAGGAAAGAATAATATTACAACTAATAAGGAAAAAATCAATTCACTCATTAGTGAGACTGATAATTATGTTCATACTAATGAAGGATTGGAACTTGAGGTAACTGGTCTTATGGAAGATCAGGAAAAGGTCACAGGTGCAGGAAAAAAGTTACTGAAACTTAACAATTTGAAAGGTAAATTATCTAATAAAGTATCAACCCTTACCAAAGAACATAAGTTCTTTACGGATAATACGGCATGCCCTACATGCACTCAACCTATAGAGGAAGAGTTTCGATTAAATAGAATTACTGACGTTCAAACTAAAGCTAAGGAACTCAAGAAAGGTTATAAAGA